CCTAAAATTATTACAGTCGAAACTAACGGCACTAAGAAAATAAACAAAGATTTACAAGATTTCATAAACGACTATCTTGCTGAGATGGACATTCGTTGGCACTGGTCAATTAGTCCTAAGACTTGGCACACAGCAGGTGAACAGGGACAAGTTATGGTAGATAACTTAATGTCTTATGTAGAAAAAACTTGCAGCACTAGTATTATCAAATTTGTTTGTAACGGCACAGAAGAAAGTTGGCAAGAGATAGATCAATATGCGAAAGAGATAGCAGAGTATGCTAGAAGCGCAGAGATTGTTAAGCCAGAGATTTGGATAATGCCAGCCGGTGCAACAAAAGAAGAGCAAGAGCAAGTTGCAGAAATTTGCAACCAAGCTATGCAACGTGGGTATAAGGTTGCTACTCGCAATCACTGCTATGTTTATGGAAATCAAATAGGGACTTAGTTATGGACTTTAGAGATCACAAACTGTATGTAGATTGGATGGATATAGACGCATTGTGTCTAGATATCGCACACGATGCTAAACATCTTGGCATCACTAAGGTAGTTGGCATTTCACGAGGGGGATTGATACCGGGTGTTATTGTATCTCATATACTGAATGTTCCTTTTGAACCTGTAGCCTGGCAGACACGAGACGGCTATAGTCAAGATGTAGAAAAGGTGGCCGACAATAATCACAACACTACACTATTCATTGATGACATATGTGATAGTGGGTTGACAATGGACGATGTAGCTGAGTTAGCTCCATTAGCCAAGCGAGCAGTACTGCTAAATAAAAGAAACGATAAAGGTATTGACATTGTAGGTCAAGCATTATATAATGTGGATGAATGGGTAGTTTTCCCTTGGGAGGCTGAATGAGATACAGTACTATAAGACAAATTCCTTACAGTGGTAATGGTCTGTCAGGGCCTGACATTATGTATGTTGTTGACATGTATGAAGACGGGAAAAAAGTTGGCTCAAATGAATTTCCAGGTAAAAGCATTCACTACGCAGAGTCTTTTGCAAGAAACTGGGACACAGGTATTATAAAAAATGATAAGTGAAGTAATTAAAGCAAGATTAGCGCATAAAAACACAAGATTTTACGCCTCAGATAATATCTCTAAGTTTATCTATGAAGATGAAAAGCCTAGACTTATAGAAGAACTTACAGAGAAGTTCGAAGGAGTATTAAGTAGCCTCGTTATTGATATTGAGAACGATCCTAATAGTAAAGATACAGCACGGCGTCTAGCAAAAATGTATGTGAATGAAATAATGTCAGGTCGATATGAGCCAGCACCTAAAGTAACTTCATTTCCTAACGATGGTAAATATGATCAGTTAATTATTGTTAGGTCTGATATTCGCAGCATGTGTTCTCATCATCACCAACCTGTGTCTGGTATCTGCTATATTGCTTGTTTGCCAGGGAATAATGTTATCGGATTGTCTAAGTACACTCGCATAGCACAACATCTAGCACAACGTGGACACTTGCAAGAAGAACTCACTGAAATGATTGCAGAAGAAATAGTAAACCTCACAGAATCAGATGCAGTGGGTGTATACATTCGTGCCCGACATGGTTGTTGTGAGAATCGGGGCATTCGTTCTTCAAACAGTTCAACTCAAACTACTGTCCTTAAGGGACGTTTGAAGACTGATCCAGCTATGCGTAACGAATTTATGCACAACATTCAAATACAGGAACAGTTATGCGGATAAAGCCATCTGATGTTCAAATTGTAGTAGACTTAGAAACGCTAAGTGTTCGTCCTAACTCGTGCATAACTTCGATAGGCGCAGTTAAGTTCAATCTACAAGATGGAATTCTAGAAGAGTTTTTTATCAATGTTGATCCTGTTACATGTAAAGAAGCAGGTTTGCACATAGATAAAGAAACTGTAGCTTGGTGGGCGACTCAGCCTAAAGAAGCTATTGATTCGTGGAAAAAAGATCCAGTGCCACTAGACGAAGCTATAGATAAGTTCGTTACTTTTTATGGTGACAAGTCTATTCCTATCTGGGGAAACGGTTCTAGTTTTGATGTTACTATATTAGAGTCATCACTGTATGCTTTGGGCTGGCAAACAGGCAAACTGCCTTGGAAGTTTTGGGACATATACGACATGAGAACATTGACTTCTGTTCTTGGACGCAAGTTAGAAAAGACTGGTATCAATCACAACGCTTTGCATGATGCAATCGCCGAAGCAAAACTTATTATGGATATGTTAAAATCATGAGTTTAGAGTATGTAGTTTCAGGTACTTCTTTCATTCGTTTAGCTAACGAGGAAACTCTTAGCAATCCTGATACGGTTTCAAAGATAAACAATATGTTTGAAAAACTATTTGTAGAAGAAGAAACTGGACATACTTTTTCTATGTTATACAATGCATTTTGTGAGCATAGTTATGGAGAGAAATTTCAAAAGTACGCCAGTCATGTGCATAAAATACATGCTGACTCTGGCGGCCTTCAAGTTATTACTGTTGGTAAGGCAGTCACTCCTGAACTGAAACAAGCAGTGTATGAGAATCAAGCCAAGTGGGCAGATGTAGGAATGTGTTTTGATGAGATTCCAGTTATTACTGACACTGGAAAATCAGATAGAAATGATACTACCGGACGAAAGTTTGATCGTGCTAATTTTCACAAATACGCAAAACAAACTGGAGAGAATGTAAAAAATCAACTAGAAGTTTTTACGAGAACTGGTAGCAAATGTAAGCCTTTTGTTATTATGCAAGGCAATGATGTAGATACTTATCTAGAGTGGGCAGATATTATTCTCAAAACTGTTCCTAAAGATCAACATCATCTTCTAGGCGGTATTGCGATGGGAGCTGCTGCGCTTGGTACAGGTAACTTAGAAGATGTTCAGCGTGCTTATATTGCAAGTGAAGTGCCTATTCGTGATGAAGACGGACAAATGAATCTACACATTCTTGGAGTAGGTTCTTTACGAAGAATGCTTCCTTATTTGATTTTTCAACAGAGTGGCTTGTATAAAAACGTACACTTATCATATGATAGCACTACACACTCTAGAGGAGTAGAAACTGGTCTTTATTATATGCTCGGAGATGTTTGTAAAAAATCAGGGAGAAGAACATACGGACCAGGGTCTACTGTAAAGTTTGGCAGAGATAGGGCTGCTGATGATTGTTTAGATGGATATACTCCTAAGCAAGCAGATCCTGGAGCTGACTATTTAGCTGTGTATGAAGACATAAATTCATTGCATCCTTTAGAAATAGACTTGATTGCTTTTCATGAAGTGATGAATAATGCTGCGAGTATTTGGAAAGAAAGATATGGTAATACTCAGAAATGGGCAGAGGTTAGAGCAACATTTGCAGCTGCAAGTATTAGAAATTTTATGATTCAAATAAATAATATGCTGAATGATAAAGAAAAATTGTTAGCGTATTCTTCTTCTATCAAATTGTTTAATCAGTACAACGGACTGTATGCAGTAAAAGATCGTGAAAGTTTTAATTATTGGTACAACAACCCCGCTCTTGGTAAGAAAATGAAGTCAATGCCTATTAGCGATGTAGCTCCTAATTCACTAGAGGGTCTGTTTGGTGAGTAACTATTCTAAACTAAACTACAATTTTGATGTAGACAGGTTGGCAGTAGAGTCTCTTGAATTGTTTGAAAAGTATGGCTCCAGTGGTCAGATTAGTCTCAAACACAGAGAAAACACAGACAAAGAATCGCAATGGGATGATGGCATAGGGTCTGCTATTGGCGAAGGCCAATTTCTCAACACCAAAGAATACATTGTGCTAAATGAAATGTTGAAAGGGTCCTACATAGAAGCAATACACAATACTATAGAAAAAGATTATAATTTCGGTAGGATGCGGTTGATGAAACTTACTGGAAGAAAATGTATGTCTTTGCACACTGATATGGAAAAAAGAATTCATATCCCAATTACCACCAATGAAAACTGCTTAATGATTGTTGATGATGAAATAATTCATATGCCAGCAGACGGCAATGCTTATTTGGTCAATACGAAAAAAAGACACACCGCACTAAATTCTAACAAAGATTTTGATAGAATACACCTAATGTTTGATTTGATATAGGAAGTATATAATGGACGCACAAAAAGTAAGAAACGCAATTGTTGAAATGTCAAACTCAATGACACGCATGGACGCAGAACGTGACCTCATCAAAGAGATCGTAAACAAGCTGCACGAAGAAGAGTTTCTGGACAAAAGAGTTATCCGGAAAATGGCTCGTGTATATCACAAGCAGAACTTTGCGGAAGAAACTACCATCAACGAAGAATTCGAGACCACATTCAAGAATATTATGTCTTGACACCTGCTAGTTCCTATGTTATCATGGTAAGGTAAACTAAAGGAACATTCGTTATGAACATATTTGCTCTAGATAAAGACCCTGTTGTTTCGGCGCAAATGCATTGCGATAAGCATGTGGTAAAAATGATTATTGAGTACGCTCAACTTATGTCCACTGCTCATCGTGTGCTAGACGGAACAATGTATCAAGATAAAACTGCCAACAACCGTAACATCAAACGGTGGCGTTTAGCTGATACCGTCCTTGAAGCTGATGTATACAAAGCATCGCACATCAATCACCCTTCCGGTATATGGACGAGGGCAACTAGAGCAAACTATGAGTACATGTTCAAACTATGGATTGCTTTGTGCCGAGAGTATACTCACCGATATGGTAGAATTCACTTGACACAACAAAAGTTAGAGAGTATACTATGTAATACACCGTCAAATATTCCTGACGGTGATCTCACTGAGATTCCACAAGCAATGCCTGACGATGCAAAACTTCCTAATGTGATAGAGGCTTATCGCAATTACTATCGTGTATACAAAAAGGATTTTGCTAAGTGGACTAAACGCCAAACACCGGAGTGGTTCAATGCCAGTAACTAGTAGACACATTCGTGTTAGCTTTCAGAAAGAAGGCATACACAGATATCCAGCAGCTAAAGATTTGCCGGGGGTAGAGTTTTTACAATATCCTCATCGCCACATCTTTCATTTTTATGTGACGTTAGAAGTCAACCACAATGACCGAGACGTAGAGTTTATCCTGTTCAAACGTGAAATGGAAGACTTGTTTGAGTCAGGGGTGATGCAAGCAGATTATAAGTCATGTGAAATGATGGCAGAAGAACTTATAGGATACATTGAAGTAAACTATCCTGGCAGAGTGGCACAAGTAGAAGTATTTGAAGATGACGAAAACGGAGCGATACTCAGTAATGCTTAATCAGAGAGTTGATAGACCTTGGGGAAATTATACTTCTATAAATCAAGGAGATGGCTTTCAAGTCAAACGTATTGTTGTGAAGCCAGGGCAACGACTATCATTGCAGTATCATCACCATCGCAGTGAGCATTGGGTAGTCACTGCAGGTAGTGGTAAAATAGTAGTGGGCGATCTTTCAACAAATGTAAAGTCTGGTTTTTATGTCATGATTGATAAGCTAGAACCTCATCGTCTCATTAACGACGGCGAAGAAAACTTAGTAATCATAGAGGTGCAGACTGGTAGTTACTTGGGCGAAGATGATATTGTTAGACTTCAAGATGACTACGGGAGAGTAGAATGAGTAAGTTGATTTATGTTCCTTTAGAACACATTGAAGGACGTTACACTGTTCATATGGACAGGGACATCACTAACTACTTAGAAGAAAACGGTATTCAATACCTAAAAGTGATTCCCACTGAAAAAAGTGCTGACCTGCCTGAAGGTATGTTTTTGAATGCTGCATTTACAACTAGGTTCAAGTCTATGCAAATGGCTACTATAGCTGCACTGTATGAACAGAATCAGATTAAAGACGGCGATGTGTTTTTCTTTAGTGATATTTGGTTCCCAGGCATTGAGTCTATTGCTTACATGAACTATTTTCACAAGAAGAAAACTAGTATCACTGGTATCATTCATGCAGGTAGTTTCACTGATACTGATTTTGTTCGTGACATGGAACGATGGGCAAAGAACTTTGAAGATATCGTGTTTGATATCAGCGACAAAGTATTTTGTGCTAGTAACTTTATTCGTAACGACATTATCAAAAAGCGCATTGTTGATCCCAACAAACTAATTGTTTCTGGGCTGCCTGTTGATTTTTCAGGACTCGATACGTTCAAGGGTCTACAGAAAGAAGATATTGTTGTGTTCAACGGCAGAGTTTGTGACGAAAAACAACCGTGGTTGTTTGATGAACTTGAGAGACAAGTTAAGTCTCGTGGCATAGATGCTAAGTTTATAAAAACTCAAGAAGAGAATCTAAGCAAAGAAGCATACTACGAACTCTTAGGCAGATCGAAGTGTACTGTTAGTTACGCACTACAAGAAAACTTTGGGTTCGGTATTGCAGAAGCATCTTATTTGAGTTCTACACCAGTTGTACCTAATCGTCTAGTATACCCAGAACTTTATGACTCTAAATACTTGTATGATTCTTTCGAAGAAAGTGTAAACATGGTGTGTGAAGCATTGACAAACAACACACAAGATAGTATAATGATTGATAATGAATGTTTGAAAGTTTGGTTTGAGGGAATTAAATAATGCATTACAGCACAAAAAGATACGGTCACGATATAGGATTGTCAGCAGTATTTCGTCAACCTAAAGCAGATCATTCACACTGTCATCTATTACACGGCTACAGTTTAGCGTTTACATTCACATTTGCATGTAGAGAACTAGACGAAAAGAACTGGGTAGTAGACTTCGGCGGACTGAAGCAACTTAAAAACTGGCTAGAGGATAGTTTTGACCATAAAGTCGTAGTCGATTCTGCTGATCCTAAAATAGATATTCTGTATATGTTAGAGCAACAAGGTCTTGCTGAACTAACTGTCATGGATGGCGTTGGTGCTGAGAAGTTTGCTCAACACGCATATGACTTTGCAGACAACTTAGTATTTGAAATGACTAACGGCCGCTGCTGGTGTGTGAAAGTAGAAGTAGCAGAACACGGTTCTAATTCAGCTATATATGAGATCAATTCGTGAAATTTGCTTTAGTAACAGACTTACATTTCGGTGCGAGAAGTGACTCACTTGCCTTTGATAATCATTTTCGTAGATTTTACGAAGAGGTATTCTTTCCAGAACTTGAGCGCCAAGGCATTAAAACTGTTTTTGATTTGGGCGATACATTTGACCGAAGAAAGTTTATTAATTACAATACCCTCAAAAGTTGTAAAGAATATTTCTTTGACCGCTTGCAAGAACTAGATATTGACTTGCATATGATTCCTGGCAATCATGATACCTATTTCAAAAACACTAACGATGTAAACTCTCCTGATCTTTTGTTGAGAGACTATACTAACATTGCCCTTTATCAGAAAGTCACTGAAATTAAGATGGGTGAAAGCACAGTACTGTTTGTGCCTTGGATATGTAATGAAAACTATGAAGAGTCATTTGAAATCATCTCTAAATCAAAAGCTGACATATGCTTGGGACACTTTGAGTTCTCTGGTTATGACATGTATCGTGGATCCCCTAATCCTCATGGTATGGATCCTGGCATGTTTAAGCATTTGCCTATGGTTGTTAGCGGTCATTTTCATCATAGGCATACCAAAGGTAATATTACATACATGGGTAATCCTTACGAGATAACCTGGTCAGACTATGACGACCCACGAGGCTTTGCAATATATGATACCAACACAAAAGAGCTGGAATATGTCAACAATCCGAACAAGCTCTTTCACAAGATTTATTATGATGACACCGACACTGGACATTTTTCTGGTGATAGCGTATACGATTTTGAGTCAGTTAAAGGCGGTTGTGTAAAAGTTATTGTAGTTAAGAAGACAGACTTTGCTAAGTTTGATGCTCTTATAGATAACTTATACCAATGTGAACTCATTGAGTTGAAAATCATTGAGGACTTGTCTGAGTTCGAAGACGAGGCTGTAGGTGAAGACGTTGACCTTGAAGACACTATGTCATTACTGAAAGAATATGTTGATGGCATTGAAGTGACAGTTGACAAGGAAAGGCTGAAAGCACTACTGCAATCACTCTATGTTGAAGCGCAAGCCACAGAGTAGCCGAAGTTTCACTCATATATATAAAGGTTTTTGAACGAACATTATGATAAATTTTAAGACTATACGATGGAAAAACTTCCTTTCTACTGGTAATGCATTTACTGAAGTATCTTTGAATAGAAGTAGTAGTACTTTGATTTTAGGTGATAACGGCTCAGGCAAATCAACATTGCTTGACGCCATCACATTTGCTTTGTTCAATAAACCCTTTAGAAACATCTCTAAACCTCAACTAGTCAACAGCATCAATCGAAAAGCTATGCTTGTTGAGGTTGAGTTTCAGATAGGGAATAAAGAGTACCTGATACGCAGAGGTAGCAATCCTGGTGTGTTTGAGATTGAGATTGACGGCGAGATGGTAGATCAAAATGCTAGTGTCCGTGACTATCAAAAGCATCTTGAAGAAAATATACTAAAGCTAAACTATAAGTCATTCACACAGATCGTGATACTTGGCAGTGCTTCGTTTACACCGTTCATGCAGTTGACTCCTAACATTCGCAGAGAGATTATTGAAGACATTCTGGACATTCGAATCTTCACTACGATGAAAGAAGTGTTGAAGACTAAAGTCAATGACTTAAAAGAGAAGCTAAGATTCATAGAGAGTGAACTTACTGTAACTAAAGAAAAGGCAAACTTACAAAAGCAATATATCGATACTCTTGAAAGTGACAAGAAAGAAAGAGTCACAAAAATTGAATCTGAAATTGTAGGGCTTCAGGCTACTTTGGATACACTACAAAAGCAAGTAGAGTATGACACCGAAGAGAAAGAAAGTTTTGGTGATATCGAATCTAAGAGAAAGAAACTAGATGCATTCAAAACAGAGTTTGCTAGGAAGATTCGTGAACAAAAGAAAGAATTGGACTTTTATCATAATCATGATGACTGTCCTACTTGTAAGCAAGGCATCCCACATGACTTCAAAGAAACGATTACCTCTGAAAAAGAGTACAAGATAAACGAACTCGAAGAAGGCAATACTAAACTATCTGAGCAGTGGGAAGAATTAGATAAATCATATGATGATTTCCTTAACATTCAACAGAAAATTATAGACACTAACAATAGCATCATGTCTAGTCAAACTCTTCTGCAAAGATTGATCCTTGAAAAAACTGAAGCAGAAAACAAAGTAGGCGACATAGAGAAAGAAACTGCTAAACTCAAAGACATTGCTAAAGACTTAGTAGGCAAAACTGCTCAACGGTCTACTTATAGTGAAGAACAAGAGTATAATAGTATTGCTGAGTCACTACTAAAAGATTCAGGCATTAAAACTAAAATTATTCGTCAGTATCTTCCTGTGATAAATAAATTAGTAAACAAGTATCTAAAGTCGATGGACTTCTTTGTTCAGTTTGATCTTGATGAGACATTCAAAGAAACAATCAAGTCACGACACAGGGACAACTTTAGTTACGCTTCATTCAGTGAAGGTGAGAAGCAACGCATAGACTTAGCACTTGTATTTACTTGGCGAACGATTGCTAAGATGAAAAACAGCGCAAGCACTAACCTATTGCTACTCGATGAAGTATTTGATAGTTCACTAGATGTGAATGGCACAGACTATGTGATGCAGCTACTAAATACTATAGGCGAAGAGACAAACGTATTCGTAATCTCTCATAAAGGAGATGTTCTCTTCGACAAGTTTAGAAGCGTGATTAAATTTGAAAAGAAAAACAACTATTCGGTGATGATATAATGGAAGAACTAAAACTAATATCTTTTGTAGACCCTCTCTTGAAAAGAGAACCTGCACTTTTTGATTTTGAAAAAGATAATGCTGAAGAAATCAGCGAACAACTCTTTATTGCGATGCGTAAATTTGGCGGTGTAGGACTTTCTGCAAACCAAGTTGGCTTTGACATGAAAGTTTTTGTAGTCGGTGGCTCAGGACTAGACGAGAAAGCATTCTTCAATCCAGAACTACTATCAGTTGGGAAAGAAGGCGTCACAATGCGAGAAGGTTGTTTATCCTATCCTGGACTTTGGCTTAACTTGACTCGCCCAACTTCATGCGTACTAAAGTATCAAGACGTAAACGGCGAAGAAGTCATTGAAGAGTTTGGCGGTGTTTACGCACGTGTAATCCTACACGAATACGACCACATGGTAGGACAAAACTTTACTATGCGAGCTTCACCTTTGAAAATTCAAAGAGCGTTAAAAGCACTTGACAAAAAAGTATTAAAACACTATAATAAGAGAAAGGTAGCGTAAAATGTCAGACGATTGGGACTTTGGATTTACTGCCGTAGATGATATACCTACTCAAGTAAGCGAACCAGCACAACCAGTAGTAGCGCAAGTAGATGACGAACAGCTACAGGCTATAATGGATAAGTTGGAAAGGCTAGAAGGCTTAGTTCTCACTACTAATAATGACGACATGATAAACGAGCATCGAGAATTAGTTCAACAGGACGTTGTAGCTAAATTGAAACAAGTAGAGGACCTTATCTTACCACTACTATTCAATCTTCAAAAGAATCCTGAAAAGGATTATATTCACTGGCCGAATAGAACAGCCATTATAGATAAACAAGTAGAACGAATAAAAGCAGTGACACGATATTACAATAAAATATAATATGGAGTATAGTATGGCCAGAGCAAAAGCAACAGAAAGAGATTACGAAGTTTCACCCGTAGTGCGAGGAGTATTCAATCGTCCAACTGGTCAAATATTAGATTTCTACCTAAACAGCTCAATAGGAAATCCAGAAGACTACGCAGAATGGAATCAGATTCTACGGTCTTCTACTGAGCAAGATGTTGTTTACTTACACATCAACTGTTACGGCGGACAAGCACTTACTGCTGTACAATTGATGCGAGCAATTTCAGAATCACGAGCAACAGTTGTAGCTTCAGTTGAAGGTGCTTGTATGTCAGCAGCAACCTTCTTATTCTTGATGGCAGATGTTTGTGAGATTTCAGATCACAGTATCTTTATGTTCCACAATTTCTCAGGCGGTACTATCGGCAAGGGAAATGAGATGATGGCACAAGTCCATCACAATGACAAGTGGTCTAGAGGCTTGATGGAAAGTATCTACAAAGACTTCTTTACACAGGAAGAAATTGATAGTATACTAGAAGGTAAAGACTATTGGTTATCTCCTGATGAAGTGACCGAAAGACTACAGAAGCGCAATGATATCCTCGAAAAAGGGCTTAAAAAGTCTGTTACCGAGACTAAAACCCCTCGGAAAAGGGCAAAGAAAGCCTAAGTCATTGATTTCCTTAGAGAAATAAATGCTTGACATCCTCACAACCAGGTGCTATAATAGTAGGACAAAATGAGAAAAGGTTGTGAGGACCGTCATATGAAGATCGAAACAAAGTCAATTCTAGCCAAGCTACTTGCTACCGAGAATATATCTGTAGAACAGCAGAATATTCCGACGGCTGCTTTCAATCCCACTACACGAACTCTTTATATCCCTAACTGGAAGGATATGTCTAACTCACTTCAAGACCTACTTATCGGTCACGAAGTAGGTCACGCTTGGGATACGCCTGCTGAAGGATGGCATGATGCAGTGTGTGAGGACCCTACAC